ATGAAGGAATTGCCGGTGGCTACGCCATCGACCTTGCCGCAGCGCGGGCTGAAGTCCGACATAGACTGGCTTGCCTGCGCCGCGCCGCAGCTGGTGGACAGATTCCTGAATGAGCTGGGCGAGGGCGCGCTGCTGGCTCTGCCCTACCTGTTCGAGTTCTGGGCCCTCGATCATCAGCTCCCGCCGGAGGGAGAATGGCGGACCTGGGTGGTGATGGGCGGGCGCGGCGCCGGCAAGACCCGTGCCGGGGCCGAATGGGTGCGAGCCCAGGTGGAGGGCCCCCGGCCCCTGGATGCGGGGCGGGCGCGGCGGGTGGCGCTGGTGGGCGAAACCATCGAGCAGGCACGCGAGGTGATGGTCTTCGGCGAGAGCGGTATCCTGGCCTGTTCGCCTCCCGATCGGCGCCCGCTATGGCGTGCCAGCCGCAAGATGCTCGAATGGCCCAATGGCGCGACCGCGCAGCTGTTTTCGGCCCATGAACCGGAGAGCCTGCGCGGGCCGCAGTTCGATGCCGCCTGGGTGGATGAGCTGGCCAAGTGGAAGCGGGCCCAGCAGGCCTGGGACATGCTGCAGTTCTGTCTGCGGCTGGGCGACGATCCGCGGGTTGTGGTGACGACGACACCGCGCAACGTCGGAGTGCTCAAGGCGATTCTGGCAAACCCATCCACGGCGGTCACCCAGGCGCCGACCGAGGCGAACCGGGCCTTTCTTGCACAATCCTTTCTCGAAGAGGTGCGTGCCCGCTATGCCGGCACCCGGCTGGGGCGGCAGGAGCTCGATGGCGTTCTGCTGGAAGATGTCGAGGGCGCGCTCTGGTCGGCGGCCGGCCTCGAAGCGCTGCGCATCGAGGATCTGCCCGACTTCGACCGGGTGGTGGTGGCGGTGGACCCTCCGGTGACCGGGCACGCGGACTCCGACGAATGCGGTATCGTGGTGGTCGGCGCGGTGACGCAGGGGCCGCCGCAGGACTGGCGGGCGGTGGTGCTAGAGGATGCTTCGGTGTCCGGGGCCTCGCCGCAGCAATGGGCCGAAGCCGCGCTGGCGGCGATGGCGCGCCACGGGGCGGACCGGCTGGTGGCGGAGGTGAACCAGGGCGGCGATCTGGTCGAAAGCGTCATCCGGCAGATCGACCCGCTGGTGCCCTATCGGGCGGTGCGCGCCAGCCGCGGCAAGGGGGCCCGCGCCGAGCCGGTTGCGGCGCTTTACGAGCAGGGGCGCGTATTTCATGTGCGCGGGCTCGAGGGGCTGGAGGAGCAGATGTGCGCCATGACGGCGCACGGGTTCTCGGGCAAGGGTTCTCCGGACCGGGTGGATGCGCTGGTCTGGGCGCTGCACGAGCTGATGATCGCTCCGGCGGCCCGCTGGATGCGGCCGCAGGTGCGGACGCTGGGGTGATCGGGGCCGCCACCGTCTCTTGCGGATGCTCCGCGCCGCGCGCGCGGCCGGTGGGTGGGGAGGGGGCGCCCGAGGACGCTGCCCTCCGGCGGGGTGTCCGGACCGGGGAGAAGCATGGAACGCCGGGGCCTGGGCCCTGTGCGCGCGAGAAGGAGTGTCTTTGCTGATGAAACTGGATTTTTTCCGCCGCCGGGGGCCTGAAGCCCCGGAGCGCAAGGCTTCGGCGACAGGGAGGATTGCCGCCTGGGGAAGTGCCGGGCGCGTTGCCTGGAGCGCGCGCGATACGGTGACTCTGACAAGGGTGGGATTTCTGGGAAATCCGGTCGGATTCCGCTGCGTGAAGCTGATTGCCGAAGCCGCTGCGGCCCTGCCTCTGGTGCTCCAGGATGCCGAGAGGCGTTTCGAGGAGCATCCGGTTCTGGCGCTGATTTCGCGCCCGAATCCGCTTCAGGGGCGCGCCGAACTGTTCGAGTCGCTTTACGGGCAGCTGCTGCTTTCGGGCGACGGTTACCTGGAGGCGGTTGGCGGGGAGGCGGGCGTGCCGGCCGAACTGCATGTTCTGCGTTCGGACCGGATGCGCCTGATCCCCGGCGCCGATGGCTGGCCGGTGGCCTACGAATACAAGGTGGGCGGGCGCAGGCACCGCTTCGAGGTGGTCTCCGGCACATCACCGATCTGTCATGTCCGCGCCTTTCACCCGCAGGACGATCACTACGGATTCTCGCCGATGCAGGCTGCCGCGGCGGCGGTGGATGTGCACAATGCCGCCTCGCGCTGGTCGAAGGCGCTTCTGGACAATGCGGCGCGGCCTTCGGGGGCGATCATATACCGAGGCGCGGACGGGCAGGGGGTCATGAGCGCCGATCAGTATGACAGGCTGCTGGCCGAGATGGAGGCACATCACCAGGGGGCGAGGAATGCCGGGCGGCCGATGCTGCTGGAGGGCGGGCTGGACTGGAAGCCGATGGGCTTTTCGCCCTCCGACATGGAGTTTCAGAAGACCAAGGAGGCGGCGGCGCGCGAGATCGCTCTGGCCTTCGGGGTGCCGCCGATGCTGCTGGGGATCCCGGGGGATGCGACCTACGCCAATTACCAGGAGGCGAACCGGGCGTTCTACCGGCTGACGGTGCTGCCGCTGGCGAGCCGGGTCACGGCGGCGGTGTCCCACTGGCTGGCCGGCTTTACCGGCGAGGCGGTCGAGTTGCGGCCCGATCTGGACCAGGTGCCGGCGCTTTCGGGCGAGCGCGAGGCGCAGTGGCGCCGCGTGGCCGAGGCCTCGTTTCTGAGCGACGCCGAGAAGCGGGCGCTGCTGGGCTTGCCGAAGCTGGATGAAGGAGAGGTGCAATGAGCGATTTCGAGGGCGCGCCGGAGCGCAAGTTTGCCCGTGCGGGCGAGGCGCTGGTGGTGGCCGACGGTGCGGTGATCGAAGGATATGCCAGCTATTTCGGGAAGCCCGACAAGGGCGGCGACGTGGTGCTGCCGGGCGCCTATGCCGCCAGCCTGAAGGCACTGGAAAAGGCAGGGCGGCGGGTCAAGATGCTGTGGCAGCACGATCCGGCGCAGCCGATCGGCATCTGGGACGAGGTGTACGAGGATGACCGGGGCCTGTATGTGAAGGGGCGCCTCCTGGCCGATGTGGCACGGGCCCGCGAGGCGGCGGCGCTGATCGGGGCGGGGGCGATCGACGGGCTGTCGATCGGCTACCGTACGGTGAAGGCGGAAAAGGACGGCAGGGGGCAGCGGCTTCTGCGCGAACTGGAGCTGTGGGAGGTGTCGCTGGTGACCTTCCCGATGCTTCCCGAGGCGCGGGTGGGCGCGAAGGAGGAGCAGCTTGAGGTCGCGCCCCTGCGCGAGCTGGCGCAGCTGTTCGAGGAAGCCCGGTGGGAGCTGGCCGGGCACTAGCGGCCCGTCAGGACAGGCGATCAAGAAAGCGCCCGACCGCGAGCGGACGAGCAATCTCCGTTCACGGGGGCGATCGGGCGCTCCCGGCGGTGCCGCCGGGCGCAGGCTGAATCCCCGAGAACGCAACCAGGAAACAGGATTGTTTGATGAGCAAGACGACCGAGGGGAAATCTCGGGCGGGCGGTGACGCCTTGTCCGTGGAGCCGGTGGCTGAGATCAAGACTGCAGTGACCGGATTTGTTCGGGAAATCAAGAAATTCCGGGACGATATTCATAAGAAACTTCAACAGCAAGAAGAGCGACTGACCATGCTGGACAAGAAATCCGTGACCCTGAGCCGCCCGGCGCTGAGCGCCGCCCGTGACGAGGCTGCGCCGCATCAGAAGGCCTTCGAGGCCTATGTGCGCCGCGGCGATGACGAGGGGCTGCGCGGGCTGGCCCTGGAAGGAAAGGCCATGTCCACCGCGGTGGCTGCCGATGGCGGCTATCTGGTGGACCCCCAGACTGCCGAGACCATTCGCAGCGTGCTTCGTGCCACCTCGTCTCTGCGTCAGGTTGCCAGCGTGGTCAATGTCGAGGCGACCAGCTATGACGTGCTGATCGACAGCACCGACGTGGGCTCGGGCTGGGCCAGCGAACTTGCCGCAGCCGCCGAGACATCGACTCCGACCATCGAGCGCATCACCATCCCGCTGCACGAGCTTTCGGCCCTGCCGAAGGTCAGCCAGCGGTTGCTGGACGACAGTGCCTTCGACATCGAGGGCTGGCTTGCGGCGCGCATCGCCGACAAGTTTGCCCGCGCCGAGGCCGCGGCCTTCGTCAATGGCGACGGCATCGACAAGCCCACCGGCTTCCTGTCGCATCCGCTGGTGGACGACAGCACCTGGAGCTGGGGCAATCTGGGCTACATCCCGACCGGGGTCGATGGCGATATCGGATCGGCCGACAAGATCGTGGACGTGGTCTATGCGCTGGGGGCGCAGTATCGGGCCAATGCCTCTTTCGTGATGAACTCGAAAACCGCGGGCCAGGTGCGCAAGCTGAAGGATGCCGACGGCCGCTTCCTGTGGTCCGACGGCCTGGCGGCCGGAGAACCGGCGCGGCTGATGGGCTATCCGGTGCTGATCGCCGAGGACATGCCCGATATGTCCACCCTCGGTGCGGCGATCGCCTTCGGCGATTTCGAAGCCGGCTACACCATCGCCGAGCGGCCCGACCTGCGCATCCTGCGCGATCCGTTCAGCGCCAAGCCGAACGTGCTGTTCTATGCCACCAAGCGGGTCGGCGGCGACGTGAGCGACTTTGCCGCGATCAAGCTGCTGAAATTCTCGGTCGCCTGAGGCTGACCGGGAAGCGGGGGGCGGCGGAGGCCGCCTCCCGGGCGCGCGCCGGTGACGTTCGCGTTGTCTAGCTGCTCCCCCTCCGTCCGAGCGACGCGGGCGGGCGCGCGCCCGCTCATGCCGGCCGTTCTGTCCGGACCGGAGGGGAGGAGAACTTTCGGAGATATTCCATGATGTTGATCGAGCAGACCTCGGTTCCGGGAACGGCGCTTCCGGTCGCGGAATTCAAGGATCACCTGCTTCTGGGGACGGGCTTTACCGGCGCCAGCCTGCAGGATCCGGTGCTGGAGAACTACCTGCGCGCGGCGATTGCGGCGATCGAGGCCCGCACCGGCAAGGTGCTGATCGAGAAGCAGTATCTCTGGAGCATTTCCGCCTGGCGAGAGCCCTGCCGGCAGGCCCTGCCGCTGGCGCCCATTTCCGCGGTGACGGCGGTGCGGCTGGTGGACGGGCTCGGCGTGGCCAGTGCGGTTTCTCCCGCTGCCTACCGCCTCGAGCAGGACATGCACCGGCCGGTGCTGTGGGGGGCGTCCGGTTCGCTGCCGCGGATTCCGGTGTCGGGCGGTGCCGAGATCGAGTTCCTCGCCGGCTATGGCCCGGCCTGGTCGGATGTGCCCGAGGATCTGGGCCAGGCGGTGATGATGCTGGCGGCGCATTACTATGAAAACCGCAATGCTTCCGCGGGGGAGACGGTAATGCCTTTCGGCGTTTCCTCGCTGATCCAGCGCTATCGGAATGTCCGCATTCTGGGCGGGGGGGCGAAATGAGCGCCCCGGCGATCCGGCTGAACCGCAAGCTGGTTCTGGAAGAGGCACGGCGGGCACCCGACGGAGCGGGGGGGCTGATCGAGACATGGGTTGCGCTGGGCACGCTCTGGGCATCGGTGCAGGCCGGGGCGGGGCGCGAGCGGGGCAGTCAGCTGGTGACCGTTTCCAACGTGTCATACCGGATCGTGGTGCGGGCCGAGCCCGAGGGCTCGTCAGGGCGTCCGAAGCCGGACCAGAGGTTCCGTGAAGGCGGGCGGATCTACCGGATACTGGCGGTGAGCGAACACGATCAGGCGGGCCATTTTCTTGTCTGCCATGCGCGCGAGGAGGTTCTGGCATGAGCTATGCGATGGCGGCGGCGCTGCAGGAGGCGGTCTATCAGACGCTTCTGGCCGATCCGGCGCTGGCGGCGCTGGTTGGCAGCGACATCTTCGATGCTGCCCCGCCCGGGACGGTGCCGCCGATCTATGTGAGCCTCGGCCCGGAAGAGGCGAGCGACGGTTCGGATCAGTCCGGCCGTGGTGCGGTGCATGAATTCACCGTGTCCGTCGTAAGCCAGGCGGCCGGCTTCAGGACCGCCAAGGAAGCGGCGGCGGCGGTTTCGGATGCGCTGCTGGGGGCGTCTTTGGTGCTGAGCCGCGGGCGTGTCGTCTATCTGAACTTCCTGCGCGCGAAAGCCGCCCGGGTCGAGGGCGCGGATCTGCGCCGGATCGACCTCAGGTTTCGGGCATATCTCGAAGACGTTTGAAACTTCACAAGAATCCGGAGTGATTGGCCATGGTTGCCCAGAACGGCAGAGACCTTTTGATCAAGATCGACATGACGGGCGCCGGCTCGTTCCAGACCTTCGCGGGGCTGCGTGCCACGCGGATCTCCTTCAATGCCGAGAGCGTTGATGTGACCAGCCTCGAAAGTTCCGGCGGCTGGCGCGAGCTGCTGGCCGGATCGGGTGTCAAGAGCGCGACGATTTCCGGCTCCGGCGTGTTCAGGGACGATACCACCGACGAGCGTGCGCGTCAGATATTCTTTGACGGTCAGGTGCCCGACTTCCAGGTGATCGTGCCCGATTTCGGCATCATCGAGGGGCCGTTCCAGGTGACCTCGATCGATTATGCGGGCACCTACAATGGCGAGGCGACCTACGAACTGTCGATGGCCTCGGCCGGGGCGCTCACCTTCACGGCGATCTGACGATGGCCAACCCCTGGAGCGGAGAGGTGGCGCTGGTGGTGAATGGCGAGCGCAGGGTGCTGAAGCTGACCCTGGGCGCCCTGGCCGAGCTGGAGGCGGCGCTGGAGGAAGATACGCTGGTGGCGCTGGTCGCCCGTTTCGAGGAAGGGCGTTTCTCCGCCCGGGACGTGCTCGCGCTTCTTGTGGCGGGGTTGCGCGGTGGCGGCTGGAGCGGCAGTGCGGAGGATCTGGTGAGCGCCGAGATAGAGGGCGGGCTGGTCGGTGCGGCGCGGGCGGCAGGGCAGCTTCTGGTGCGGGCCTTCGAGGTGCCGGGAGATGCGGATGACGGACAGGTTTGACTGGCCGGCCCTGATGCGGGCCGGGTTGCGCGGTCTGGGGCTGCGCCCGCAGGAATTCTGGGCGCTCACGCCGGCGGAGCTGGCGGTGATGCTGGGGGCGCAGGGCGGCACGGCGCCGGTGAACCGGGCGCGGCTGGCGGAGCTGGAGCGCCTTTACGGCGCCGTGGAAGGGAACGACGAGGATGAATGATTTTCTGGGTCGCGACGATCTGGCCGAGCAGGCCGAACGCCTGCAGGAGAGCATGGGGGGGCTGGCTGCGGTGACCGCCGCCTTCGAGCAGGAGGTGCGACGCCTGCAGGCGAGCGTGCATGATGCGGGACGGGATGTGGGGCAGCTGCAACGCGCGATCGGTTCGGGGCTGCGGCGGGCGATCGACGGGCTGGTCTTCGATGGAGACAGGCTGTCCGATGCATTCCGCAATGTCGGGCGCGCGATGATCGATGCCGCCTATGCCGCCGCCCTGCGCCCGGTGAGCGACCGTGTCGGCGGCCTGCTCGCTGCGGGAGTGGAAAGCGTGATCGGGGGGGTGCTTCCCTTCGCTCGCGGCGGGGCATTCTCGCAGGGGCAGGTGCTGCCCTTCGCCCGGGGCGGGATCGTGACCGGCCCTGTCAGCTTTGCCCTGCGCGGCGGGCGCGGGCTGATGGGCGAAGCGGGCCCCGAGGCGATCATGCCGCTGGCGCGCGGACCCGACGGGCGGCTTGGGGTGCGTGCCTCCGGGGGCGGGAATCCGGTGACGGTGGTGATGAACATCACCACCCCGGACGTGGAAGGATTCAGGCGATCCAGAACGCAGATCGCGGCCGAACTCGGCCGGCTGCTGGCTCGCGGACAGAGGAACAGGTAGCGGCGCGGCGGCGCTGACCGGCTGCGATCGAACCATGAGCGGCCCGCTCCGCCCGGGAGGGCCGGAACTGGAGGACGAGATGGATTTTCACGAGGTGAGGTTCCCGGCGAATCTGAGCTTCGGCTCGGTTGGCGGCCCCGAGCGACGCACGGAAATCGTGACCCTGGCCAATGGGCACGAGGAACGCAACAGCCCCTGGGCCCATGCCCGCCGGCGCTACGATGCGGGGGTGGGCATGCGCTCGCTCGACGATATCGAAACCCTGGTGGCCTTCTTCGAGGCGCGCCGGGGGCAGCTTTACGGTTTCCGCTGGAAGGACTGGTCCGACTACAAGTCCTGTGCGCCCTCGGCCACGATCGGGTTCGAGGACCAGGTGCTCGGCACCGGTGACGGCAGCCGGACCGATTTCCAGCTGCGCAAGCTCTACCGCTCCGGACCGGCGGAATACAGCCGGCCGATCACCAAGCCGGTCCGGGGTACGCTTCGGGTCGGGGTTGCCAGAACGGAACTGAGCGAAACCGTTCACTACACCGCAGATTACACGACCGGGATCATCAGCTTCCTGACCCCGCCCGGAGATGGCGCCGAGGTGACCGCGGGTTTCGAGTTCGACGTGCCGGTGCGCTTCGATACCGATTCCATCCGCACGTCGGTTGCGGGGTTCCAGGCCGGCGAGATGCCGAGCGTGCCGGTGGTGGAGGTGCGTGTCTGATGGCGGTTTCCGATCAACTCAGGGCGCATCTGGCAACCGGCATCACCACGCTGTGTCGCTGCTGGGCGGTGAACCGCCGCGACGGGGTGGTGCTCGGGTTCACCGATCACGACGTGGACCTGAGCTTTGACGGCATCGATTTCGCTGCCGACAGCGGCATGGCGGCCCGTGCCTTCGAGCAGACGACCGGGCTGGCGGTGGACAATACCGAGGCGCTGGGCGTGCTCAGCGCCGCGGCACTGCGCGAGGAAGACATACGCGCCGGGCGCTACGACGGCGCTCAGGTCAGGGCCTGGCTGGTGAACTGGGCCGATGTTTCCCAGCGGCTGGTGCTGTTTGCCGGCACCATCGGCGAGATCGAGCGTGCCGGCAGCGCCTTCAGGGCCGAACTGCGCGGGCTGGCCGAAACCCTGAACCAGCCGCAGGGCCGTGTCTATCAGAAGAACTGCGCGGCGGTTCTGGGTGATGCCGCCTGCGGGGTGGACCTGGATGCGCCGGGCTACAGCGCCGTGGAGAGCGTGCAGGCGGTGCGCGCCAACAAGTTCCTGGAATTCTCGGGGCTTGGCGGTTTCGCCGACAGGTGGTTCGAAAGGGGGCGTGTGGTGGTGCAGAGCGGGGCTGCGGCCGGGCTTGTAGGGCTGATCAAGAATGATCGCGCCGGAGGGGCGGGGAGGATCATCGAGTTGTGGGAGGCCCCGGGCGCCCCGATCGCGGTCGGCGACCGGCTGCGGCTGGAGGCCGGATGCGACCGCCGCCTGGAGACCTGCCGGCTCAAGTTCGGCAATGTTCTGAACTTCCGGGGTTTTCCGGCCATTCCCGGGGAAGACTGGCTGATGAGCGTGCCGCGGCAGGGCGATGTGAACGACGGCGGGAGCCTGACCGGATGAGCCCCCCGATGTCGCCGCAGGAGGTGGCGCGCGGCTGGATCGGAACGCCCTATGTCCACCAGGCCAGCCGCAAGGGGGCGGGGGCCGACTGCCTGGGCCTGTTGCGCGGGGTCTGGCGCGAGCTTTACGGAACCGAGCCGGAGGAGGTGCCCGCCTACAGCCCCGACTGGTCGGAGCCGCAGCGCGAAGAGCGTCTCTGGGCCGCGGCGCGGCGCCATCTGGTCGAAAAGCCGGTGCGGGAATTCGCGCCGGGCGATGTCCTGCTGTTCCGCATGCGCGCGGGGTCGGTGGCGAAGCATCTGGGTATCGTCGGCCGCCCCGCGCCGGGGGCGAGCTTCATTCATTCCTATTCGGGGCATGGCGTGGTCGAAAGCCCGCTTTCCGCCCCCTGGCGGCGCCGGATCGTGGCGGCGTTCGGTTTTCCCATTCAGGAGTAGCGGACAGATGGCGACCATAGTTCTTTCGGCGGTCGGGATGGCCGCCGGCGCCTCGATCGGAGGGGGCGTGCTGGGGCTGTCCTCGGCGGTGATCGGGCGCGCGGTCGGGGCGACGATCGGGCGGGTGATCGACCAGCGGCTGATGGGGGCCGGTTCGGAGCCGGTCGAGACCGGCCGGGTCGAGCGGTTTCGCCTGACCGGGGCCTCCGAGGGGGCGCCGGTCACCCGGATCTACGGGCGCATGCGGGTGGCCGGGCAGGTGATCTGGGCCTCGCGTTTCCGGGAAAGCGCGGTGGTGGACGGTGGCGGAAGCGGAAAGGGTGCACCGCCGCAGCCGCGGACGACGCGCTATTCCTACAGCGTGAGCCTGGCGATCGCGTTGTGCGAAGGCGAGATCACCCGTGTCGGGCGGGTCTGGGCGGACGGGCGCGAGGTGGCGCGCGACGATCTGAACATGCGGGTCTATCGCGGCACGGAAGATCAGCTTCCGGATCCGAAGATCGAGGCGGTCGAGGGGGCGGGGCAGAGCCCGGCCTACCGGGGCACGGCCTATGTGGTGCTCGAAGATCTCGATCTCGGCCCCTTCGGCAACCGGGTGCCGCAGTTTTCCTTCGAGGTCGTGCGCCCCGAACAGCCGCACCCCGGAGCCGTCCCCGCCGACCCGGCGCATGGGATCCGTGGCGTGGCCCTGATACCGGGGAGCGGCGAATACGCGCTGGCCACATCGCCGGTCTATCTGGAAACTGCCCCCGGCACGGCGCGGCCCGTCAACATGAACAGCCCGAGCGGCAAGACCGATTTCGACACATCCCTGAATGCGCTGAACGAGGAACTGCCCAATTGCAGTTCGGTCTCCCTGGTGGTGAGCTGGTTCGGCGACGATCTGCGCTGCGATCGCGCAACCCTGCGCCCCAAGGTGGAACAGGCCGATACCGACGCTCGCAACATGCCCTGGGTGGTATCCGGGCTGACGCGCGCGGGGGCGCAGCTCGTGCCGATGCAGGATGGCAGGCCGGTCTATGGCGGCACGCCCTGCGACGCCTCGGTGCGCGAGGCGATCGCCAGGCTGAATGCGCTCGGCAAGAAGGTGATGTTCTACCCGTTCATCCTGATGGACCAGATGCCCGGCAACGGGCTGACCGACCCCTGGAGCGGGGCGGCGGATCAGCCGGCGCTGCCGTGGCGCGGGCGGATCACGCTGAGCGTCGCGCCGGGGCGGGCGGGCAGCCCTGATCAGAGTGCCGCCGCCGATGCCGAGGTGGCGGCGTTTTTCGGGACTGCGCAGGTATCGGATTTTGCCATCAATGGCGGCGATGTTCTCTACTCGGGGCCGGCGGAATGGTCGTTCCGGCGCTTCATCCTGCATTATGCGCATCTGTGTGCGGCGGCCGGCGGGGTCGATGCCTTCTGCATCGGCTCGGAACTGCGCGGGCTGACGCAGATCCGCGGGGCCTCGGGCTTTCCCGCGGTGGCGCGGCTGGTGCAGCTGGCGGCCGATGTCCGCGCGATCCTGGGGCCGGGGGTGAAGATCGGCTATGCCGCCGACTGGTCGGAATATTTCGGCTACCACCCGCAGGACGGGTCGGGGGATGTGTATTTCCATCTCGATCCGCTGTGGGCGGATGCCAACATCGACTTCGTCGGGATCGACAACTACATGCCGCTGTCGGACTGGCGCGACGGCACCGATCATGCCGACGCTGGCTGGGGGTCGATCTACAATACCGAATATCTCAAGGCGAATATCGCCGGTGGCGAGGGGTTCGACTGGTACTATGCCAACCCGGCGCATCAGGATGCGCAAAACAGGACCCCGATCACCGATGGGGCGCATGGCGAGCCCTGGGTCTTCCGCTACAAGGACATTCGCAGCTGGTGGTCGCAGCCGCATCACGAGCGCATCGGCGGCGTGCGCGCGGCCAGCCCCACGGCCTGGGTGCCGGAGAGCAAGCCGGTATGGTTTACCGAAATCGGGTGTGCGGCGGTGGACAAGGCGACCAACGAGCCGAACCGGTTCATAGACGTGAAATCCTCGGAAAGCGCCCTGCCGAAATATTCCGATGGCCGGCGCGACGAACTGATCCAGATGCAGTATCTGCGCGCGATGTTCGAATTCTGGAACGATGGCGCCAACAACCCCGTCTCCGGCGTCTATGGCGGGCCGATGGTGGACATGGCGCGCACCCATGTCTGGGCCTGGGACACGCGCCCCTTTCCGTGGTTTCCGCATGCAGCGGGGTTGTGGTCGGATGCGCCGAACTATTACCGGGGGCACTGGATCAACGGGCGCACGAGTGCGCGTTCACTGGCCGGGGTGGTGGCCGAGATCTGCGCCGATGCCGGGATGCAGGGCGTGGATGTCTCCGCACTTTACGGGCTGGTGCGGGGCTATGCAGTCCGCGATTCCGGAAGCGCCCGGTCCGCGCTGCAACCGCTTCTTCTTGCCTACGGGGCGGAGGCGGTGGAGCGGGAGGGGATCCTTTCATTCCGCAACCGAAGCGGGCTGGCCGTCGACAGCATTGACGAGGCGCAGCTTGCCCTGTCGGAGGACATGGCGCTGCCGCTGGAACGGGTGCGTGCCCCGGCTGCCGAGGTGGCCGGGCGGCTGCGGCTGACCTTTGTCGATGCCGATGGAGATTACGAAACCCGCAGCGAGGACGCGGTTTTCCCCGATGAAAGCGCCGATGTGGTGGCGTCCAGCGAACTTCCCCTGCTGCTGACCCGGGCCGAAGGGCGGGCGATCACCGAGCGCTGGCTGGCCCAGTCACGGGTGGCGCGCGACGGTATCCGCCTTGCCCTGCCGCCGTCGCGGCTGGATCTGGGAGCGGGTGACGTTCTGTCTCTGGACGAGGGCGGGCGGCAGACGAACTACCGGATCGATCGGGTGCTTCAGGGAGCGGAGCAGCTGATCGAGGCGGTCCGGGTCGAGCCGGAGCTCTATTCCGCGTCGGATGCGGCGGATACGCCGGGCGAAATACGCCCCTTTGCGCCACCGGCGCCGGTATTTGCGCTGTTTCTCGACCTTCCGCTGTTGCGCGGTGACGAGGTTGAACATGCCCCTCATCTCGCGGTGGCGGCCACTCCCTGGCCGGGAGCGGCGGCGCTGTATTCCTCCGCCGGCGACAGCAACTATGCGCTGAACACGCTGGTGAACACGGCAGCGGTGCTGGGAACCACCGTGAACGTGCTCTCCCCGGCGGCTCCGGCGGTTCCGGACCGGGGAGCGCCGCTGAGGGTCGCGCTGTCGCGCGGAACGCTGGCCTCGGTCACGATGGAGGAGATGCTGAACGGGGCCAATGTCGCGGCGATCGGTGACGGGTCCCCGGGCCACTGGGAGGTGTTCCAGTTCGCCCGCGCCGATCTGGTCGGCCCGGGTGTCTACGAATTGTCGGAGCGGTTGCGGGGGCAGGCGGGGACCGATCACCTGGCGGAGCAGGTCTGGCCTGCGGGCAGCTATTTCGTGTTGCTGGATGCCGCTGTCGCGCAGATCGCACTGGCCGCTGCCGACCGGGGGCTGGCACGCCATTACCGGATCGGGCCGGCCGCCCGCCCGCCCGATGACCCCTCCTACGGGCACTCCCTGCTCGCTTTCGACGGGATCGGCCTGCGGCCGCTGTCGCCGGTGCATCTGCGTGCCGAGGTCCAGCCCTCGGGCGACATTGCGCTGAGCTGGATCCGCCGCACCCGGGTCGATGGCGACAGCTGGCAGTCGGTGGAGGTGCCGCTGGGAGAGGACAGCGAGCGCTACGAGCTGCGGGTGGTGCAGAATGGCGCGCTGCTGCGCCAGGTGATGCTGAGCGCTCCGGGGTGGGTCTATTCGGCGGCGGATCAGGCGGCGGACGGGGTGGCGAGCCCCTTCGAAATCCAGGTTGCCCAGGTCTCGAACCGTTTCGGGCCCGGCATTTTCAGAAAGGTTGATCTATGA